AGCAGTTAACTTAATTGTTAAAATCAGAGGTAATTATTATCTCTGAGGAAATAGAACAGCAGAACTTCTTAGTGGAGAAGTTGATGGAGATCTTAAAGCAAGTCATTTCTTAAATATTAGACAACTTTGTACTTCTATTAAGAAACAAGTTTATGTTGCTTGCCGTAGATTTACATTTGATCCAAATAGCGATGTTTTATGGATTAACTTCTGTAATGCTATCCGCCCAACACTTGAAAAAATGAAAGCTGATCAAGGCATTCAAGATTACAAGTTTGTTAAGGTTGCAAATAATTCTAAAGCACTTTTAACTGCAAAGATTAGAATTGTCCCAATTGAAGCTGTTGAAGACTTTGATATTAGTTTAACTCTTGAAGATTCTGTTTCAGGAACTGATGTTAAAGTTGATGAAGAATAATTAGAAGGAGAAAACAATCATGGATGAAAGCTTAAGCACAAGACATATTAGCACAAACCTTGCTAATTATGAAGCTGCAAGAACTGGGTTCTTCACATTAATTGTTGATGACCTTACAAATCTTCTTAAACCTGACTATAAAGGTGAAGCAAATAATGCAGAAGAAAGTGATAGAATTCAAAATGCACAAGAAGTTTTAAAACTTAACGTTATCAAATGTCCTGTTCCTCATTTTGAACTTAATACACATGAATACAGACGTGGTAATGATGTTGTAAAATTTGCTGGTATTCCTACTTGGAATGGTGGTACAATTGTTGTTGATGATATTGTTGGACTTGACACAAAATCATTATTAATGTCCTGGCTATATCTTGCTTATAATCCACATACCCGTAAAGGCGGCCGTATGAAAGATTATAAGAAAACAGCAACTCTTTGTGAATATACACAAGATTATGAACTTATCAGAACATGGACTCTTGAAGGTGTCTTTGTTACAAAAATTGGTGAAGAAGACTTTGATAGAGAAAATGATGGTAAGAGACAATTACAAGTAGAATTCTCATTTGATAGAGCTACTGTTGAATTACCACAATAGTCTTAATTAAATCTAAATAAAAGAGCTATTAAAAGTAGCTCTTTTTAATTTACCTAAAAATAAATTTATTAAATCTATTTTTTATTTTTTGCTAAATTATATGAGACTTGTTAGAGTTTCATGTGAAAGGAATTAACTAAAATGGGAAGAAGAAAGGTAGACCGCAGCGACAAAATAATGCAAACTTTTGAGACTACAAAACCTCTTAAAGCAAGACTTGAATTACAAGCTGAAAAAAGAGATATGACCGTCTCAGCTCTTATTAGGGAAATTCTTGAAAAACATTTTGAAAATAGAGATTAGAAAGGATATTTAAGAAATGGCAGAAAAACAAACTAATTATACTATTGCAGAAACATATGATTTACCATCTGGTGGAAAAATTTATGAAAAAGAAATTAATCCACACGTTGAATTACGTTCAATGACTGCAAGAGATGAAATGAAGAGATTAAACCCATCTTCAACACAATTTAAGACACTTGCAGATATTATTGAAGGCTGCATGGTTGAAAAACCAGCTATTCATGTTTATGACATGGCTTTAGGAGACTACGAATTCTTATTGCATAAACTAAGAATTGTTACGTATGGTGATGAATATAAAATGGCACTCACTTGCCCATTGTGTGGACATCGCTATGAAACAGAAACACACTTAGAAGAGCTCCATGTTAAAGAATTTGACCTAGAAAAATTCAAAGAACTTCAAGAGTTTCAATTACCAAAATCAGGTAAAAGAATTTCAATTAAATTTGAAACTCCAAGGATGCTTGATGAAATTGACTCAAAAACTAGAGAAATGGCAAGAAAATATAAAGATGCTGATATTGCATTTGATCTCCTTGTTCTTCTTGAAACTGTTATTGATACTGTTGATGGCAAAAAATTAACAAGTGTAGAACTAGAAACCTTTATTAATAAGCTACCAGCAATGGATATGACAAAAATTGTAAATAACCTAGATGCTTTGAACGCCAGCATAGGTTTGGATAATAGACTTATCACTACTTGTCCAACTTGTGGAGGTGACGTTCCTACATCGTTTCGCTTTGGACCAGAGTTTTTTAGACCCACAAATATCTAAGGATGGAAAACCTTACGGCCCAAAACGTTACAAAGAAATAGTTCAAGAATGTTGATTTATTAGTGATAATCTTCATACAAGCTATACTGATGTGCTAGATTTATCCTTCCAAGAAAGATTCTATCTGGTAGAGTGCATAAATAAAAAGAATGAAGATACAAAACGTGCTGTAGAGGCGATGCAGGCAAAAAATAATAAAAAATAGCTTAGAGTAAATATAAGCAGGAGGACTATATGGATACATTTGATTTAGCTGCTATTCAAGAGTATAATAAAATTTTATACGAAAAAGAAGTAGCAAGAATTAAAGCAGAAGAAGACCTTAATAGGTTGCAACTTTCTCATGCTCAAAAACTCGCAAGTATTTTAACTACACACAATAATGCACAAAAAACACAACGTTTAGACATTGAAGAACAAGTCTATGCTGACGCTATTAAACATAACCGTAACTTAAATAAACTAAAAGAACAGCAACTTTTACAAGAAAAATCAGCTAGACTTCATAATGAAGCAGACCTTTGGTATCAAGAACAAAAACGTACTGCTAAAAAAGATAAAGATACTAGACAAAAATTACAAAAAGAGTATAAAGAACGTAAAGCTTTAGCAGACAAAGAATATAATGAATGATACGCACGTTTAAATGATAAAGAAAAAGCAGAAGCACGTGCAAATAAAAGAGTAGAAGAAGCAGCTAGAGCTAGAAAAAATAAAGAAACTGCTGCTCTTGTAAATAATGCACTGCAAGGTGAACAAAAATTAACTAATACCTTAGCAGTAATGAGAAAAGCTGACGCAGAGCTTGGTGAAGGTGCTGGTTTTTCTGCTCTCTATAAAGCAATATCAGATTTATCAAAACAATTTTCTCAACAAATAGATACTATTGGAGCTAGAAAAGGTCTTATTGATACTAGACTTCAGGGCTCTAGTAATAAAAAAAGAATGGGCTCTTATTGGGATGCCATGAGCAGTGATATTACTGGTCTTGCTGGCATCTCACCATTAGTTAAACAAGAAACAATTGTTGAAAAACTACAAACCCTTGTTAATAAAGGTATTTCTTTTAATGTTGAACAAAGAGCATTTTTAGATACAATTAGTTCAAAAATTGCAACAACATTTAATGCAGCTGATGCTACATTACTAAAATTAGTCCGTATTCAACAAGCAGATACTACTGCTGCTAGGTTAGGCATGGAGTCTGCTTTAACTGCATTCTTAAATAATATGTATGAAACAACTGAATACATGACAGATGCTGCAGAATCAATTAGAGGAAACTTATATGCGGCTACTGCATTAATGGGAGCTGAATCTGCTACTGAATTTGAATATCAAGTTCAAAAATGGATGGGCTCATTATATTCTGTAGGTATGTCTCAGAATGCAGTTTCTGGACTTGCTAGTGCTCTTGGTAAAATTGCAGCCGGCGATGTTTCAGCGATTACTAGTGGTGGTGAAGGTAACTTAATGATTATGGCTGCAAATAATGCAGGTATATCTATTGCAGATGCTCTACAAGAAGGCTTAGATGCTTCAAAAACAAACCAATTAATGGCTGCAATGGTTAATTATTTAAGTAAAATTTATGATGAATCACAAGGCAGCAAAGTTATCCAACAGCAATTTGCTAATATTTATGGAATTACTGCTGCAGATTTAAAAGCTGCAAAAAGCCTTGCAAGTTCAACTCAAAATATATATAATCAAAACTTAAACTATGGCGGAATGCTTAGCCAATTAAATGCTATGGCAAGTAGTATGTATAGCCGTACAAGTATTGGGGAAATAATGTCCAATACTTTTGAAAACTTAAAATATACTATGGCTGCAGGTATTGCAAATAACCCAGTATTATATGCATTATATAAATCTGCAAATATGTTAGAAAGTTTAGTTGGTGGTATGGACTTCAGTGTTCCACTTGTACTTGGTTCTGGCTCAGCACAAACTTTTAATATTGCAGATATCATGCGTGTTGGTGCTTTATCTGGAAGTATCCTATCTGGCATTGGTCAAATGATTAGTGCTGGCTCTGGAGGAGGAATTTCAGGCCTTCAAATGCTTAAAGCCTTAGGAATTGGTAGCGGTACTTCTGTTGTTACTCGTGGTACTGGCACTGGTCTTTTATCTCAAGGGCCAACAGTTGAATACTCAGAATCTGGTTGGATTGGAAATGAAAGCTCTGAAGATATTCAAAGAAAAACAATGAGAGATACACAACAAGATACTGAAAATCAAGTTGCCTCTGCAGCAGATACTAGCTCAGAAACTACTTTAAGTACAGTTAACTCAAATGTAGAAGCTATTCTTCAATTATTAGAAGGTGTAGTTTATGGTTCATCAAGTATCCGTGTTGATATGGGCGATATTAATGCCTGGACAAATGCGATGAAGGGGATATAGTAAATGGAAAAATTTAATAATACAACACTATTTACCGGCTATTTAAAACAGCTACTTCATAATTTTAACTTACCTAAATATAAAATCTATACACAAGATCAAGCAGAGTACTTTAAAAAATATGGACAAGAGCGTTTTGATGTCATAGAAACTGTTACTAAAGATTATGACAATTCTACACAAATAGATACAGTCTATCCAAATCAACTTCGTTATGTTCCATATATTAAAAATGGTTTCTTACAAATGTATGTTGATGGCAAATGAATTCCAGTTGGTTCAACTAAAGGAAATAAAGTTAAACATCAACACCCATATAACTATGGATCAAAAATTTTAAATTATACTAAGACACTAAAAATTACTGGGAATTCCTATGATTATTATACTCATGAATACTTGGGTGACTATTTAAGATTTAAGCGTGATTACTTAAATATAGATTTAATGCCTCTATACAATTGTTTTAGTAATAGGGTTTGTCCAGCCCTTGA